CTTGCTGACATGTCATCGCTTTACAACAACGTTTCAGTAGGTAACGACCACCCAGACTTGCTTCTCACAACTCAAACTTTGTTTGAGAAGTACGAAGCTTTGTTGCAACCACAGTTGCGTTACACAGACACCAAGACAGCAGATGCTGGTTTCCAGAACCTTCTGTTCAAGGCTGCTCCTGTAATGTACGATGAGCATTGCACAGCTGGCGTGTTCTTCTTCTTGAACAGCAAGTACCTCACACTTGTTGGTCACTCAGGTAAGTGGTTCCAACAGACAGAGTTCATCCGTCCAGAGGACTTGGATGCTCGTTATGCTCTTATCATGTGCTACGGTAACTTGACAGTCCGTAACCGTGCTAAGCAGGGTAAACTGACCGCTAAGACAGCCTAATCAACTTAACCAACAAGGAGAAACTACAATGCCATTAAAAGGTAACGACACAGACGGCGGCGTAACCCGCAAGCGTCTTGAAAACTACGTCACAGCACGTGAAAAAGTAACTGCGGTTGCTTTGGCAGATGAAAATGCCACACCAACAGCAGCACAACTTGTTGACAGCAAGTTGTTTGTCATGACACCAACAGCAGACCGACTTTTCACTCTGCCAACAGCAGCACTCGTGCTGTCTCACTTGACAGATGAAGCAGTTGGAACCTCGTTTGAGTTCACAATTGTGAACCTTGCGTCTGCTTATGAAATTGTCGTGACAACCAATACTGGTTGGACAATTACGGGTGGTGGATTCATGACGGTGTTTGATGGAACTTCAGCAACATTCCTTGCTGTTGTAACTTCTTCGTCAGCAATTCAACTGTACCGCAAGAATTCAGGCGGACAAGTTAAGTAATTTGGTATATTGGGTAAGGGGATAAAAGCCCCTTACCCAATGACTATTGACAAGGAGAAAATAATGCCATCAGCACCAAGAAAGCCAATTCGGAAAAGCATGAGAAGTGCTGATTCGTACGGCAACCCAGCAAAGAAGCAAGGCGTAGCTAAAGCAACTTACAAGTCAGGTGGCTTGTACAGCACAGGTCGCGCAATTGCAATGGCGCCAGGTACGAAAGCACGACGAAAGTTCCGCGATTCAGACACAAGTTTGGGCAAAACATCTTCGGCAAAAGACCGAAACATGATGAAGGCCCAGCAACGCACTCGCGTAACTAGCGCCAAACCTTCAAAGGGTCCAAACAAGAATACAAATAAGAAGTATCGTTAATAATTAATTCGTAATTTGGGGTGTGCCGACCACCTTCCGAGGCATACCCCAAGTAACGAAAAGGACAACTATTGATGAAGAACGCAATGTTGTCTCACGAATATTACGGAACCCCCATACCAGGCATACGTCCTGCGGGAGAAGTTCCAGGTTCTAAACCAGCTCCAGCTAGTGGGCCTTATCTTGGTAGAGGCAATTTCTGTGCCGCCAATGATGACACATGTGAAGGGAGAAAGGCCAAAGGCACCGATTACTGCATGGGGCACTTGCGTAGTAGGGGAGAAGCCTAATGACAATGAGCCTTGCCGATGTGCGAACTATGGTTCGCGACATCTCGGACCTTGACACCACAGACGTTCCTAACAGCATTATTGACAACGCTGTCAAAGAAGCATTCCAACGCATTGTTGCGTTGGAACGCCGATATCCCAAATATCAAGAAACATATACTTTTAACACAGTAGCCAATCAGCGTCCGTACACAATATCTACAATTGGCGATATCAGAGAAATCATTTCGCTTGTGGACACATCGTCGTCTGGTGCAAGACTGACGATGATTCCTTACGACAACGCAGAAGAAATCTGGTTGGGTAATACAGACACGGCTTCACGCCCATATTTTTATGCTGTGTGGGATAGTGCTTTGCACCTGTATCCAAAACCTGATGGTATTTATAGCATTACTGTACGCGCGTACAGGAACCCTGTCTATACATGGTTAACCAACACATCTGAGGCAATTGACCTCGATGAATGGTTTCATGTATTGCTTGCCTACTTTGCTTTGGCTCGTGTTTATCAACGCCAAGAAGACCCAGAGCTTTCACAGATGTATATGCGCTCATTTGAAGAAGGCGTAGCCATGGCTCGCCGTGACTTGATGAAGACTCCTAGCGCCCGTCCGTTGTTGTTGTCTGGTGGCAGACAATATCCAACAATGAAACGCTGGTTGCAAACTCTTGGTGCAACGTTAGGTAACTAATGGCGCAGATTCTTCTTGAGCGTTACGACGATTTTACTGGCGGCTTAAATCTTCGTGCCGACCAGTTTTTGTTGGCTAGGAATGAATCGCCTGACATGTTGAACGTTGAAGTTGACCCTAGTGGTGGCGTGTTTAGTCGTGGTGCTATGCAAAGAATAAACAGTACCGCTGTGTCGGGTACTTGGGCTCCCGATAAGTTGCATGCGTTTTATGGTGCTGTGCCAACAATTATGTTGGCAAACAGCACAAAGGTTTATCGTTCTACCGGCACAAACTTTTCCACTTTACAGTTTTCGTCTGGCAATGACATTGCTACAACGAATGTGCATGGCGCATCGTTTTCTAATTGGGGCGACACTCTTTACATCAGCACAGGAGCCTCTGCAACGGCGGGATACAAGTGGAAAACAACGGACACATACGCAACAGCCTTAACCGCTTCTGGGCCTACCTGGCAAGCTTACGTAAGCCCTGTGGGCGGTTATATGCCCAAAGCCGAACACAACATTGTTCATGCCAACAAAATGTTCGTAGCCAATACAAGGGAAGATGGCGTAAATTACCCTGACCGATTGCGTTGGTCGCATGAGGGCTTGCCTGAGGATTGGATGGCAGATGACTTTATTGATTTTAAAGGTGGCGGTAGTGGCATCAACGGTTTGGCTGTTGTGCAAGGCCAGTTAGTTATTTTTAAAACCAATGCAATCTATTTATTGGTTGGTACTGAATCTGACAATTTTAGTGTTGTTGAACTAACAACAACTCTTGGTTGCTCTAGCCGCAACAGCATCGCTGTCGCGGAACAAGGTGTGTTTTTTTACTCAACACCTGAGGGTTTATTTTATTATGATGGCTCTGTTGTCAGAGATGTTTTTGACCAATTGCGACCAATGGTTGACGACAAAGAATTGTCTACGTTAAGCACAGAACCTTTTAGCGTTTCCTATGTTGGTCGCCGTGTTTGGTTGTCGTTGCCTTACGACCCTGATGGTTTGGCTACTGCCCCCACTGCTAGTTTTGTATACGACCCAACTATTGGCGCCAAAGGCGCTTATATGAAGTTTGCCACCCATGACGGCAAAGGCGTCATTGGTGGCATTAACTGGACTGATTCAAACAACGAAAATTTAAGATTGTTTATTCACCCAACACAGGCGTATGTGCTGAAGGTTGATATGTACGACGAAGAACAAGACAATATTAATGGCACACCAGCCGGTTTTGTTTCGTTTTATCGCACAGGTTGGATTGATGGCAGAACTTATGCTCAAAAGAAAATGTTTCGTCGCCCAGACATAGCGTTCAAACAAGTTGACACGCAACGCACAATCAACGTCAAAGTGTTTCATAATTATGAAGAATCATCTGGTTCTGAACGCAAACAATTTAATGCAATTCTTGGCGCTTCTGGCGTGGGCATGCAATGGGGCGTAGATAACTGGGGTACAGGTTTATGGGGCAAAAAATCTGTTGGTGTGCAAATTTTAAATGGTTCTAATCTTGGGTTTGCTCGTTCGGTGCAGCTTTTGTTTACTGGACCGCTTTCTCAAGACTGGGGTTTTGACTCTATCGCTATTAAATACAACAACCGAAAGATGACTGGATAATGGCTCTTACAGTACCTTACTCATTTACCAATGGAACTATTGCTGAGGCTGGTGAAGTCAACAGCAACTTTACTGCTATCAAAACTTTTGTTGATGCGTTGCAAAACGGCACAGGTTTTGATGCTGGCGCTATCGGCACAACCGATATTGCCAACGATGCGGTTACTGCTGACAAACTTGCCGACACAGCCGTTACTCCTGGTTCGTACACAACTGCCGATATTACGGTAGATGCGCAAGGGCGCATCACCGCAGCATCATCGGGCTCAAGCGTTACTGGCGACAGTGACCAAGTTGTGTTGGGTTCGCAGGTGTTTGGCTAATGAGAACTTGGGCTAATCCGATTGTGAATGCTTTAAAGACAGATGACGCTGTTCCCTTGCAGCAAATCTTTTCTTCGTTGTCACAAGAGATTGGTCGCATGTATGAGGAAATTGAAAAGTTAAAAATTGAAGTTAATAAAAATGGTCGCAAAGATTATCAAAGGATTAGATAATGGCTTACAATCCAGCTGACTACGAAGCGCGTAGGCGCGGGTACACGCAGCAATATGCTGCAACTGGTGCGATGAATGCTTACGCCAATTTTCTTGCACAACAACGTGGCAATCGTGAACGTCAAGGAATTATGGAGCAGTACAACAAGGCCCAACCGCAGGTTGTGGCTGGTTATTCTCGTCGTGGGATGGTTGGTCCTAATGTTCGTTCTGGTTTGTTTGCGCGTGGTTTGCAAGATTTTGCAAAGCAACGCGCTCGTACTTTTTCGGAGTTTGACCAAGGTTTACAGGAACAACAACGAGCCTATGATTTGGGTGAGGCTCAACGTCTTGAGGCGTTTAAGAATCAGTTAGCAGATATGGAATCAGAGAAAGCACAAACTATTGCTGACGCTGCACGTCAGCTTTATCAAAGAAGGGTTGGAATGGTCTAATGGCACACGAACCAGGACATACAGGAGTATATACACGACCAGATATTTATGTTGGTGCTGGTTATAATCCCTACACGGGCAAGGAAAATGATTTTAGCAAAGTGACTAGTCAAATTCCAAGCAACAAAACAACTAGAACGCAAGCAATAGTTGCGGATGCTGCACCCGAATTATTTCCTAGTGCTTCCAACGCATCCAATCCAAACCAATTTTATTTAGATGCGTTGAGGGTTTTGGGCGGTTATGGTTCTGGTTCTGGTGGTGCCAGTGCATCTGACAGACTTGCTCGAGATAAATTTGAGTATGAAAAACGGCAAGATGCTTTACAAAGAGCCGCTGATTTGGAAGCAGCAAATTATGCTCGTGCGCGCGAAGGACGTGTTACTTCTGGTTTAGAAAATCTTTATGGTGGTGGACAAGGAACTTTTAATCAAGGTTTTGACCAGTTGTTAAACATGATTACTAAACAGGGTGAGGTTTCGCAACAAGGTGTGACAGATGCTTATGGTCGTGCAATTACTGGAATTAATGAAGGTTATGATGTTGCTTCTGGTTTGGGTCAAGCTGGTTTTAATGCTTTAAACCAATATCTGCAAGCAAACCCAAATAATCCTTATGCAACTATGCGAGCGCAAGTTGGTTCTGCACCAGATGCTTTAAGCAACTATTTGAGTGCTTATGGTGTATCCGATATGCCTGTGCGTGGACAGATAGAGGCAGACCAATTGCAAGCGCAACAAGGCGCTGCTAATTATCAAAACCTGATTGATGTGTTGAGTGGCGTTGCTCAACAGGGTGCTGGTTCTCGTGGTGCGGAAGCTCAAATGGCGGAGTTGTTGTTTGGTACTGGCTTGGGTCAGGAACGAGCCGGCTATCGTAGTCAAGCCGAAAACGCGCAAGCGCAAGCGCTTGCCGCGTTGCAACAGGCTATGTTCCAGTCAAGGTTTGGTGTTGAAGGAGACCGTGCTGCTTACGCTCGCCAGTTGGCTGAGTCTGTTATTAATGCTGGTGGAACCACAACAGGAACCACTCCAACAAAAACAGACCCAACGGTAAACCCTGTTGTCCCAACACCGTTGCCAGGCCAATTGGCGCAGACGGCAACCCCACAAGAGATTGTTGCTAACCAATTAGCTAATCTTTTGGCTCCAGCGCAAGCACAGGGCAGTACAGCACAACAATTGCTTGACGAGCTAAATGCTCGTCGTGGCAGGTAACGAAAGGGCTTATAGACGTGGACCCGCTCCTAGAGTTTTACCTTGCTATGGCGCAAGCAGGACAGCTTTCAGGGAAACCTGGCTCTCAATTAAGCGGTGGAGACATGAGCAGTCTTTTGTCGCCTAATCTTGGGTTGTTAACCGGCACCTTGACCGACACAACCCAAACCGATGAAGATATTTATGCTTCGGTTGCACCAAATATTTCTCGTGTAAAAAACAATCCAGACGCTGACCCGATTGCTACTTTGATAGTAGAAAATCTTGAAAGTGGATTTTCTTTGCCTCAAACCCTTATTGAGCTTCGCAAAAAAGTTTCTGGTGGAGACTTAAAAGCGTATCAAGAATACGCAAAAGAAGTTAGCAAAGAAATGGGTGAAGTAAAATCCGCATTAGGCAAAAGAAAAACTCCCGCTTCTGAAGCTGGTTTGCCTGAACCCGGTGCTGGATATGACCCAACCCCTCAAATGTCAAATATTTACTCTCGTTTAATGAAACAAGCAGAACCAATAGCTGCGCCCATTAAAGAAAAAGCCCCAGAAAAAAATGAAGTTGGATTTAAAGCTTTAGCCAAAACTTTAAATCCAATTAGTTTGATAAGCAAAATACCCGTTAGTGGTCGTTTGCAATATGCGCCTCGTGGCAAAAAAGAAAAAGAACAACGTGCTGCATTGGAAGAAAGATATGTGCAAGCAAATGAAGCCAAAACAAAAATAGCAGCACAAGAAGCCGAAGATGTTAAAAATCTTTTAGCTAGCGCCATGCAACGCAACAGTCTTGCTGGAAGCCCCTTTATGGACGAAATTATGAAACGCACAATTATGAAAAGGTTGATAGAAAACCCTGGAGCAATTAGTAAACTTACTAAACCGCAAGGGTAGTTATGGCTAAACCGCCGATTAGTGAAGAAGATTTCCTAAAAGCATTAGGTAAAATTTCTGGTAAAAAACAAACCCAAACCACCACAAGTGGTTTGGGTAAAAGCCCATTACAAAACTATTTTGAACAAAAAGACGCCGAAGCCGCAAAAGCGGCAGAGGCTGTGGGTACCGCTGGAAAAATTCTTAAACCAATTTTTAAAGGCATTGGTGTTATTGATGCTCCGAGGCGAGCAGCAATTTCTGGCGTCAGAGAAATTGTTGATGTTCTTGATAGTGACCCAGACACAAACGCAAGTTTTTCAGATTTTCTTAAACAATCAAGGGATATAACCTACGGTTTTGGCACGGCATTTCCCGTAAAAAATAAATGGGGTGGAAGAATTCTTGGGTTTATTGGTGACGTTGCGCTTGACCCTTGGACATATGCAACTCTTGGTGGCGCTGTGCCCGCCAAAGCAACAATGAAAGCAATAATGTCAGGTGGCAAAGTTATTTCTAAAGGTGGCAAAACAAGAGAACTATTGGGTGGCGTCAAATATGTACATGGTCGCGAAGGGCGACTCGCCCTCGCGAATCTTGCTAAGTCGCGCATGGAAGCAATGGGTGAAGCGGGAATTAGAACATTTAGCAAAGATGATGTTGGCAAAGTTTTTAGAGATGTTGCTTCTCAGGGTAAAAAAGCGCTTCCTGGATATTTGCGTGACGATTTGGGTATTCGCGGTCCTGGTATTTATTATTTTGGTTCAAGGGTGAAACTTCCTGGTTCTGGTGCAGTTGGTGGCAAAATTGAAGACCTACTTACAGGCGCGCGTTTAGGTTTTGTTAAGAATGCTGGTGGCAGAAGCGTAATGAACTATGTTACGCCAGATGGAACGTTCCAAGTAGCCCTCATTGACAATCAATCTGTTTTAAAAGACAGGGTTGCTTTAGCTTCTGGAACTTTAGAAAACGGAGACCTAATGACTCCGCAACAGGCTTTGGATGCTGGCGTCCGTTTGCGCTTGCATCAAGCGCAACGGACCATAACAGCAAAAAACAGAGAGTACGTTACGCAACAAGTTGTAAGGGTTGTGAACGACCCAGATATGGAAGCCAATAGATTGTCTCTTACTTCGGTTTTGGAAACCGAAGGTGGAATAGAAAATGCAGACGATGTTGTTCGTCCGCTTGCACAAAAAATAAGAAATTTTTTTGACGGACGATTTGAAGATGTTAGAAGAAGTGCAAATGAAGTTTCTGAAGGATATGGTTCAAAGTTTCAAAAAAGACCAAATCATGTTCCGCACATGGAATCAGATGAAGCGCTTGTTGACAGATTAAAAATAGGTGAAGAAGCTTGGAAAGCAAGAACTGGTGGCGCCGCAATTGATGACAGCCACAGGTTTGCTTCTTCGTACAGAAGAAGAAGTTTAGAGCCTGGGGATAATTTTTTTGGGCACACCATAGAGAACAGGCCTTACACAATTGATGAATTAAATGATATGGCAAAAAATCCTGGGCCTCTTTTGAATGATGTAACAAAACAGCCATTTGAACCATTGACTTATAATTTTTACGAAAATGATATGGTTAAAATTTTGCAAAAGTATTCTGAACATTTTGCTGCGCAACAAGGACACAACGCGTATTTACTAGAAGCCAAACGCCAAGGTGGAGATTTTTTTAGAATTATTAGAAAAGACATAGATGATGACCCGTTAGTAGCAATTGATGCAAGCGATGCTGTTGGTGAACTTGCTTCTCGTGCCATGATGACTGCTGGCAGAGTTGGTATTGAGGCAACTACCGAAACTGTTGCTCCCGCCCAAACGGCAGGGCAACAAATAGCTTCAATATTTTCTGGTCTTACTTCTGCGATAAAGGGTCAGTTGGGTGCGCCCACACCCGCAACGGTTGCACCTACTCCTGCGGCTACCGTTCTACCACCCGCTACGGTTCTTGATAATTCGATTGACCAATTAGCAATTGACCCAATAGGAACTTTGCAAAGAATTGCGCGTCAAAAAAATGTAGAAACAGGAAATTTAGAAACATTCTACCCCGTTACAAACTTGACACCTACTGTGTCCGAACCAACAGCGGTTGCTGTTCCAGCAACGCCTTCAGTAATGCCTTTGCCAGTTAGTCAAAATTTGGTAAATGCGATAGATGAATTTGGTTCAACACTCAATGATTTAAAAAACGTTTTTGAAGTTCCACCCAAAATGTTGTCAGACATTTTGGATGGATACGAAAAGGTAAGAGACAAACTTGTTAACAATTTAACAAAAGAAGGAATTGTTGCCGAAACAGTTTCTGGGGTGCAAGCTTTGGCTCGCGACTTGCAAAGAATGGTTGAGATGGGGAACTATGTTCCCAAACGGTCAACCGTTGTTAATAGCGCTGAAGCCGGTACTCGTTTGGGATTTGACAACGTAATAGATAAAAAAACAATTAATTCTATTCAGGCATTAATAAAAAACTTGTCCATAGCCGACGCGGACACAATTGACAAAACAATTGCGTTTGCGCTTAGAGATGTTTTTAACAAAGTTGATAAACAACTATTTGCTTCATCCGAAACAAAATTTGGAGTATTGCAAGTTTTCTACGAAAAAGCCAAAAGATTAAAAAACATAAGAACGGCAAGTCTTAAAAAACGAAATCTGTCTAGAGCCGAAATTGCTAAAAATGATTTGCAATATGGTTTTGCCCTACAAGACATGCAAATTTTTGGAAATATAATTAGGGGAATTGACGAACGAATTAAACAATATGTTCAATTTAATTTTGGTCCATCTATTTTAAGTCAAACCGAAATAGAAGATATTATCACTAATAAAGTAGGATCAAACGGTATTCTCACGGCAGTTGTTGATTTAGGAACAAAAAAACGTTACGAATGGAAAAGCAAATATGTAATTGATTATTATTTAATTTCTGTAGCTATTGCCAAATATGTTGATTATAGTTTTTATGCCCATCCTGCAGGCACAACTG